GTTTCTACAAACCTCACCTGTTGCTGGTAAATAGATTTGTGTGTTATTAACAGTATCACGAGTTAATACCCAAGGATAATAAGTTGCCGTGTAGTTAGAGTCTAAATAACCGTCAATCATATCAACCGCTTCTTGTGGATATATATAATCGTTTTCGTTAGTTGTTGATGGTACAAACATATTAAAGTCAGGGATTGTACAAATATACAATGAATCCGCTCTATTATATTCAATCATTTCAACAGCGTCCTCAACTAAGTTACTATTGTTTTGGAAGTCAATACCAGGTGTAACAAACACGTTAATGTTAACCGCCTCAGGATTTATATAAGTTCTTTGTCCTAATAAATAAGCGTAGTAATCAGTGTTTGCATAATCTTGAGTATTATCTTCAACAGTTATTCTTCTGAATAATCCTGTACCTGTAGCGTTAGGATATCTATCATCAGGTGCCGCTCCTGCTAAATAACCTGAAGAACCTAATTGGAATCTATCACTATTTGTTCTGGACTCTCTATATATATCCCATCCGTCAAATCCTCCCGCAAATAATAAAGTGAATTTTCTTGCGAATAATCTATAATAAGGATTATCTGAGTTTTGTGGTTCACCTCTAAATTCAGCAGCTCCAACCGCAAATGCTGTTTTACCTGAAGTAACACCGTCAGTAATTGTGACAACAGTTGCCCCTGAGTCCATATGGAATCCTTTAGTCATATACGCCCAATCTTGTAATGCCGGTGACGCAGTATCTCCAAGATTTTGTTTACCAACATATTGGAAGAAATCTAAATCATATCCAATATTACTTGATACACCTAAATAAGTTCTTCTTACGTTATCTCCAGCACTTCTTGCAGGATTATCAGTACCACTTGGGAATCCGAATGGAGGGTTAAATATTGTTTCACCAGGAAAATCATATTTAGTTTTAAAAATTGGGAACGGTGAATTAACTCCATCGTATAATCTAAAGTTATACCCTTCAAAACCACAAGGTAATGAATCCGTCGGAGCATCTTCATTAAGTTCAACCATTATAAATTTAGAATTTAATGAGTATTCCCCATCTGATGAACCAATTTTCTTAGCTACGAAGTTATTTTGGTTAGGGTCCATAGAACAATTAGTAAATTTCTCTAAAACAACAGGTGCATCATCAGTATCGTAATAATCACGAACCATTACATCAAATGTTCCATTACTAAATGAAATATTAAAAATTGATATTTTTATTTGGTAGTTTGCACTATTACCATCCGCAATTGATATAAATTTAAATAATCTATAAACTTTAGTACCTCTTAATTCCGAAACTAAAAAAGGAGTTTCAGGTGCTTGATATCTCTCAGCGTAGTATGCGATATTATCTAATTGATTACTTCTCGCATCAGGTAAAGAAACTAATTGGGATTTTAAACCTCTAACATAACCTTTGTTATACGCCCATCTTAATAAACTATGAAAATGTTCTTCAACAAATAAAGGAACCTCATTTCTTGGTTTATCAAAATTACTACTACCAAATACTTTTGGTAAGTAAGTTGAGTCAGAAATTGATAAAGAAGTTTTAAATACTAAATTCCTACCACTATCATTAGTAACATTAATTGCAAACGGTGAGTATGGGTTTTTAGTAACCGCTGAATAACTACCAGAAAAATCTAAAGTAACTGCACTTAATTGACTAACTTCATAAGTTGGACCATCACTAGTTGAATTAAATTGTGATATACCTCTTGAACGTAAAGTTGCAACAACTAAATTATTATAGTTAGTGTAACTTGTTCCTGTGTAGTAATAAATTTTACCGTGAACCGTACCTGAGAAACTATTTAATTGAGTTGTAGTTGTTGTAGTCACCGGTAATGTAGTTGTTGTTGTTGAACAAGGATTTGGTGTGGTAGTAGTAGTTGTTGTGGTGGTAGCTGATGGAGTTACAGGTACAGGTGTTGTTATTGTTAAACCAGTAACTGTAGTCCAGAATGAAAATCCTGAATAACTGTTACCACTATAATTGTTAAATAACGCATAATACCAAGGGTCATTTTTAGGGTCAGTGTAATCTTCATAATAAGAAGATATGGAAGGAACTCCTAATACGTTAGTTTCTGTTGAGAACACGGAGCTTAAGTTACCATAATCAATTTCCGAAATAGTCCCCCAATAGTTGATAGATGTCGCACTTAAACTATTGTTTTGGAAAATAGATTGTAATTGAGCTTGAATATCTTGGTTTAAAGTTGATGTACCACCATTGAATTTAGTATAACTATTATTCAAAATGTTTTGAATTGCTGCTGGGAATGCTGTTGAGTAGCTAATACTACCATCAACATTAGTAGTACCTGTAAAATTAACATCAAATGATAATTCTTCCGGCGTACACAATAAATCACAGGTACCTGCCGTGAAATTAGGAGTACTTATACAATCTTCATTGAACCCAACTGTTGTTGAATCAACATTTGCAATTGTTCTAATTGACCAAGACGGACCCGCGTCATAACCTGATAAACCTAATATTCTTGTCATAAACATTTGATTAGATTGTTGTAGGTATGATTTTGCAATATACGATGATTCGTACTTTGGAATTTGTGTGTTTATGAATTTTTCTGGGTTAGTCCCACCGAAATAAGTTTGAAACTCGTCGTAGTTTGTTATAAAAATAGGTTCAAATGCGGGACCCTTTAAAGACTCCCCAACTATACCTAAAGTTGTAACACCAACACTCTGAGCCACAAAGCTTAAGTCTCTTTCAGAAGTGTATACTCCAGGAGACACGAATACTTTACTGTTTGTTGCCATTATTTTTTATTTTCTGTTCAGTTTTATTTATTCATAAATATTTGTTTTTATACGAAAAAACTTTACTTTTATAAAGATATTTTTATTTTGGCAGACTTTTTTCTACCTTTTTTCTACTTATGTGTATGAGTAATGACAATAAAAAAATTAAAAATCTTAAGATTTCAGTTGAGTCTCACGAAATATTGAAGAAATATTGTGATAAAAAAGGTATTAAGATTTACAAGTTTATAGAAAATTTAATTATTGAAACTTGTAAGGAAAAGAAAGATATCTATGGTGAGCGTTAGACTATTGTTGCTTGGAATTCAATAGTTGACGTTTGATTTGGGGATTGTTTTACGATTTCAAACCTAACAACACTATCAGGATTTAGTTGTATTTTGATAGGATTTATACCGTAGTATTCATCGTTAACAAATACGTCATATGATTCAACATTGTTAGTTTTAATTAATGTCAAATCAACTTTATCATAAAATCTTTTTGTGACTGAAACATTTTCGTCAACAAATTCAATCGTGGTATTATAATTTTTAGGATTGTCTGATAAAGACTTTCTTTTTCTATTATCATTACCCTGAGTTATTTCGTATAATTGGAAAACTCTTTCGACACCAGGTTTAACTTCAAATTCATCTTCATCCATTAAGAATCCCATCATAGTGAACTCGTAACTTTGTATATAATATTTTCTTTTCTCAACGTCCATTACCGATTCGTCAGATACATTATCCATAATTATAGGAATGTAATGTCCTTTAATTTGAGTATATGCTTGTTTTGATGAAAATTTCTGTAAAATAGTTTTATTAAGAGTGTTTAATTCTCTCATTCTGTTACAAATAATTTTAACAGAATATTTTATATCAACAGGAACAGGTTGAGGTATCTTATACACATCAACATTAATTCTATTCCCATCAAAACTTGGAACCGAGGCGTAATAAAATTCTTTTCTGTTTGGGATTGTCCACAGTAGTGATGGCAATGAACCGTATTTTATTTCAGGATTTCTAACAACTGTAATAAATGGTGGTGAGACATTTTTATCCAAGTCTTGGAAGTTCCAAGTTTGTGTAAATTGAGCCCAATTTTGTGTGGTAATTAAAATATCTGTTGTTGGAATTACTTTTCCTTCTGTAACCACTTTTAAATCATTTTTAACAAAATCTAAAAATCCTCCATCCAAATCTGCGTGTAAAATTGATTTTGGTAAAAAAGTTCCGTGTTCGTTAATTTTATCTAATAACTCAACTCTACGAGGATATAATGTCCTGTAGGGAGTTAACTCAATATTTTTTTTTATTTGTTTAGGAAATCCCATATTAGTATTTTAAAATTTCGTTAATTACGAATAATTTATTCTTTTGGTTAATCATATCAACCTCTTTAGCACCGTATATTGGTTGTTCTGTTGATTTATAAACAAAACTATCATATTTGTATGGGTCGTATGTGACAATGTTATCGTTTGATTCCTGTGGTATGTTTTCACAAGGGTATTTACAATAATCAACTAATTCCCCAATAACAAAGGCGTGTACGTTTTTATTTTTTTCCTCTCTAACTTTATTCTTTCCACCTTGTCTAACTCTAAATTCAACATTAGTTAATTTAACATAATCGGCATTCATTACAACCAGTGATTTGTAAGTCACTGAAAAAGTATGTTTATGTAAGTTATAATGAACCATAACTTTTTCACCTTTTAAATCTTTTTCATTCATTATCGTGTCCACATTTATGACAAATATATGGGTCGTCACCACCTTCAGATAAATCCCAAGACCAACCACAATTGTCACAAATTACTTCTTTATTTGTGACAGTTTCAACTATTTTTTCATACTGAGTTTCCGTTATTAATATTTTCATTAGTTATTTCTCGAGTATTTGAACCCTGTTTTTAGTTTATCGTTATACACCGCAGATATTATCCTTAAAAAATCTATTTTTTTATAATCAATGTTAGGGTGTCTACGTTGGAACATATCACTAAGTCTTTGGGCTACCCAATTTTCATATACCCCAAAATTGTCGGGTTTATTTCTTGGACCACCACTTTTAATCTCATTATTCAAATGATGAATAACGTAATCAACAAGGTCACTTATTTCGTGAGCTCTTCGTAATACCTCTATTTGTGATTCTGTAATTAATATTTTCATTATAATCCTTTAAATTCGTCAGCACTTACAGGTGATGCCGTAATAGTTCGGTAAAATGGTTTGTAACCCGCATACGTATGTTTATTATCTGAGACAACTCTACCATCATTATTAACCACATAGTATCTAACTCTTGTTTCCGTTTCGTAGTATCCAATATAGTCTCCATATTCAATATCAATACCCAATTCTTCAAGTTGTGATTGATATACCGATATACGAATGTTACCTGGCTCAAACTGTTCAATCTTGGAACTACCCATAAATTTATTCTCAGGAGCCATTACTTGAACAAGAGCCTTAAACTCCACAGGAACTTGAAACTTAATACCATTGGAGACGGTTTCACCGTAAATATCATCTGTTTTGGTCTTATATCTATCAATACGATATAGTATTAAAGTGAAGTTCATATCTCCCTCTAACCACTCCCTTCCCATTCCAACCTCTAAATTGAAATCTTCTCCACCGAAAAATTTTCCTAATCTTGTTATAGGTACTTTATTTTGACTCATATTGATAAATATCTAAAAGTTTATTATCATTACATAAATAACTGCGATTTGGAAATTAATACATCAGACAGTAAACCATTAATAGAACAACAAGCCCTTGAGATTCTTGGGACTTATTCTGGTGCGAATAACTATTTGATGAGGTTAAAAAGACAACAAGAGTTGAATAAAAAGTTCTTCCCAACAAGAGCTCAGTCAGAATACATTATAAATTATTTTAACGTCGTTCCTAAGGTTGCAAAGAAATGGGTTAATTTGGACCCCTACTTCGCTCAAAAGATTGCCGATGAAAAACTATACACTAAAGTCCCTGAACAAATTTGGATTGAAAAACTTTTAGTTGAAAAGGACAAATCCTATCACATTTGGGGTAAGGTGTTTGAAAATGAAGATTTTCACGAATTTTGGTTACCAAAAGGTGCGGTTATTAAAACCCACAATGTTGAGAAGGTTGAAATTGATTATTCTAAATATTCTCATCGTCCTCCACTTAATCACCAAAAAGAAGCTATAGAAAAATTGGTGGGTTGTAAAAGATTTATTCTTGCTGATGATATGGGATTGGGTAAAACAACCTCAACAATTATTGCATCCTTAGAGACAGGAGCAAAAAAGATATTAATCATCTCTCCAGCATCCCTTAAAATTAATTGGATGAGAGAAATTCAGAATTATACTGATAGAAGTGTCTATATTTGTGAAGGTAAAAACTACTCAACAGAACACGACTTTGTAATCATTAATTACGACATTATTAAAAATTTCTACGATATTAAGGACAAAGAGAACAGTCCAATATATCAAACAAACTTTGATTTAATAATCATCGATGAGGCTCATTATCTTCAAAACTCTCAAGCACAAAGAACAAAACTTGTTAATCATTTTGCAAAACAAGTTGATAGATTAT